CAAATGCACCACACCGAGAGATTTACCTTGATTTCAAATATTTTACTACTTCCCAATTATTGATACCAGACGAAGGATCATTATCTTGTAGACTTTTAGTATAGCCTAAGAAATCCGTGAACTCTCTCTCAGCTTCTTTAGCTCTGCGTTCGAGACTAGAGAAGAAGTCAGGGATATTTAACCCTAATCGATACTTATCACCTGTTATCACGAATTCAATAAATTCATGGAAATAAGGGCTCCACTTACAATTTTCTAGGATTGACAACGCTCTTAAGGTAACCAATTCCTTACTCCATTTCTCGGGATCATAAAATCTTTCTTGAGCTAGCAACCTTCCTAAGGCTCGGAATGTCGAGTAGACTCCAACCATGGTTCCATTAACACGATAATCAGTACCGTGCCATCGTCTAAGTACTACACAGTCATGTTTACTTGCGTACTGTTTTGTGGCATTCATTTCTTGGCCATGTCTAGTGTACGTTTGTACTACAGAATCAACTGTAATGCCGGGATAGGTGAGTATTCCATCATCACCATATGCCATACTATGGGGGTTAAGTTTAGCATTGTTATCCAACGCTGATTCAAACTGTAGGCATTTATGTGCCATACATTCATCGAAATTTGTTCCTCCGGATCCTGATCCCATACCATGAGATCCTGTGAACATGACGTCTTCTGAACATATGATGGGTAAATGATATTTTAAGTCGAAAATATCTTTTAACCAAATTTGGCTTTCAGAACTAGGAGACATCAATTTCTCAATAACTCTATATGCGGCATTCTGCATATCCACATTAAAGTGCTGATCAAATTTGGAGAAGTCCGTACATATCACTAGATCATTGTTACCTTTTGTATCAAATAGTGCCGTAACTTCTTGATCAACAGCATCCATGCTTACATAAGCTGGGATTTTAGAGTTCTTCTGCATTGCCTCAATTGCAGGTTGGTAAAATTGTAGTTCGTATAAATTCAAGAGGAATGGCATCATCCAAACCACTCGTTGTTTTACATCATCATCCTCAATACCGCCTTCTTGACCACGCCAGCCTAGAACTGCACACATAGAATAATCTCCATCAGGATATATTCCGGTCATTCCGCGAATATAAGAGTCTAATGTTGCATCAACAACGTTCCGTCTTTTAGTGAAATAGCAACTACCACTATTAGTGGATTTCTTCATCTTTTCCATAGTTTTGGTTAGACTACGAAGACGAATACCACCAGCACTAGAGAAGTACTTAATTGTAGCTGCAATTGATGCATCACTAAGCGGTTCACTATCTAGTTTTACCATAGTGAAGTAATTTTCAATATCCTCAATTCTATCCTGTAAAGGAAGTTGAATGGACATAGGACCAACTTTATCCTTCATATCCATCTCAAACTTGTACAGGTCAGGAAACTTGGATTCTATACGCATAGCATCCAATTTTCTCTGCCAAATACCTAGAACTTTGGAACGATCCATTTTGTTCCAAAATGGTGGTCGATAGTCATCTGGTTGACCATCAACGTTATGCTTGAAATAAGCCCGCAAGCCAGGGTTAGGCATTTTAAAGTACGCCTCGATACTTGGTTTCTCTTTCTGCATAGAAACCTCCTTTCAT